CTGTAGCATTGCCCCGGATTGACCGGCAGTGCTTGTACCACCAATTTTAAACATTTTCTGCATTGTTTCAGTGAATTTCACAATTTTATCAGTATTGCCGAATTCAGACATATTTGTAATACCAAGCTTCGCCACAGTATCCGCCATTGTAGAGTAAGAACCACGCGCACGGTCGGCGGCGGCAAATATCTGCTCTTGTAAGGCTTTCTGCTGTGTCAGACTGTTGGTAATCAGAGAGAGCTTAGAATTTGTGTTGGTATACTCGTCCGAAATGTCCATAGCTTTTTTAATTGTCGCGAATGTAGCCAAAGTTCCAATCAGCGTCGTAAGTTTAGAGGTGAGCGCGTTCGTGGCGTTACTGCTTGCTGCAAACTGCGAATTTAGATTATCTGTAGCCGCTGACGCTCTACTTATACTGGATGTTGCCGATGTGGTTCCGCTTGTGATACGGTTTAATGCACTGCTGTAATTATCCGTCAGTCTAAAAATTGCACTTAATGTTGCCATGTTCTCACCTCTTTAATTTTGCGGCTTCGCGTTTTTCGTCGTCCATGCGCTGGAGAATACTGCCGAATACAAATACCTTTTCTTTGTACGGGAGTTCGTCAAGTACATGCGGCAATATTTTAAGCTTATGCAGGGCATAGTGAGCAATTATAAGTTCTGTGTCTTCTGATTTGCCCTGCTTTATGCGTTTTTTACATCTTCGATATCCTCATTGATATCCTTGTCAAGCCCTGACAGTTCATCTATAGCACTCATAAGCGTGGCAAATTCGCCCACGTATAGCATTGCGTTGAGAAGCTCCACTGCGCCAAGTACGCCGTAATGCTTTTGCAGTTCGGCATTTGTGAGGTCAGGAGATACAACGGAGGCGGCGGCAAGCTCATGCGCGTGGCGTGTCCGGTCAAACTGTTCAACACCTGTTTTGCCGTCACGCTTTGTGCATTTCTTCATAAGCAGATTGTTTTCTTTTTCGGTGACGGGCCTAATTTCCCATTCAACAGGCTTGCCGTTCTCCTGAAAGCGCTCTGAAACAACGATCTTTTTATTTGCAACCTCTACCGGGTGCAAGAATGCATTTAAACTCATATAATTATTTCCTTCCTAATTTATAGGGGCCTTAAGCGGCCCCATATTATTAATATGTTGACGGCAGATTGAACGAAGAAAGTCTTGACACGCTGTCGAACGTAAAATCTGTGTCAGCTGTAATCGGGTCGTCTGAACTATCGTCGATGTGTGCGAGTGCAAACTTTTTCGGTATAACATTGTATAGGGCTACTTCATTTGTGCCGACTGTAGATTCTGCGTCCGAATTGGTAACAAACAAAGTGAGGCCAGTAAACGTGCCGCTGTTTATATATGAAATAGCCGCGTTTGCCATAGCCGAATTCATGAAATACATTGTCATGCTGCCGGTACCCTCGGCGCCGGTAATCTTGTGTTGTTTCATGCGATGCCCGAGCATTTGTTTGTCATTAATCGTCAGCTCAATATATGCTTCAAGTTTGCTGATTTCAAACATTTTGCGATTTGAACCATTAATCGTGACATACGCGCTGCCCTCTTTGCTTGAGATAGTATCAGAAAGTTTTGTGTAACTCAAAATTTATCCCTCCCTTATGACACAGTAATGGTCATGTAGACTTTTTCGATACTGTCAACAGACGCGATAGCAACCGTTACAACTACAGCATCGCCGTCTGTACCCGCTGAAACGACTACATCGTCAGCCGTAAAATTCTGTATGGCCTCCATGTCCTGCAAATCGTTGAAATATTCCACAAGCAGCACTTTAAACCGTGCGCGTCCCGTTGCGTCATTGTTGTATTTGCCCTTGACTTTAGCCGTAAAAATCGCGTCAATATCATTGTAAATTGAAGCACGTAAACGGATAAAGCGGTTTTTCTTGAACGCTTTGGTTTTGGTGTCTGTGAGCGTTGTCAAACTGTTTATGTCATAATCCGCCGTGACGTTCTGTGAATTATCCACAATAAAAATAAACTTGCCCGCTGTAATTGCCGCCTCACGGTCACTTCGCTTCATGCGCGGCGATACGTCGATAGCGCCGGCATACTGTGCGCCGGTATTGGATTCATTCACCCCCGCGCCCGCCGTTGCGCCCGCTACCCATGCACAAGTTTGCGCGTTTGTAAGCGTCGTATTGTCGGACAGGATAACGGCGTGTGCAACATTAATGACGTTCTCGCTGTCCGCCACAAAATCAGGTGCTACAAGCTGTACACCTCTGCCCTCTGTGCCTGTGGCTATAGTGAGCCAGTCCTTTAACAGTGCATGTGTCGTTTCCGTCGCGCCGTCGAGTGTGGCGGCTGCATACGGGAAACACAACACGTCGAATTCAAGTATATCAAGCGCTGTAATTGCTGCGGTAAATGTTGCGTTGGTCATTGCCACGCCGAGATTGTACACAACAACAGTCTCAGCGTTTTTCAATGCTTCAACCGCAAAAAACTTATCTGCTGTTGTTGCCGCGTCAGGCCATGCACTTGTATCAGACGCCGTGAGCGTATATGTAGCTCCCGCCGTACCTACTGAAACATTTTGCAAAATAAGCACTGTGCCGCGTTCACCCACAGATAGTGCGGACGTTATCGCGGCAAGATAATTAATATAGATTCCGGGTTCAACTTTATTCTGTGAAGTCCAAGTACCCGCCAAATGAATCACTCCTTTATAGTTTGATTTACGGTCATGCCCGCAATTTGCGTAACTGTAGTCACTTCGATTTCCGAATATTTTACGTCAAGCGTGATATGCAGCACATTGTCAGTAATTTTTGCGTCCTTGTTGAGAATGCGAAACCCGCTGCAAAGGTCGAACCCGCGCATTAAAGTTTCCTGCACCGACATGCAATCGGAAAATAAATTCGTCCCGCTTTTGTTTGACCAGTATTGTACATCAAACGAAATAGTACCTTTATAAACATTTGCAAGCCGCTTTCCATAGGAATTTTCAAACATTTTTATTATAAAAGCAGGCTCTTTAAACTTTTGCAATGAACGTTCTGGATAAATAGTATAAGTCGGAAGCGGGTACAACTCCGATATTTTATTTTCAATTGCTTTCTGTATATCAGCTATCATGCCTTTGTTGTACCCTCCTTACTTCCGCTTCAAATTCACGGGATAACGCCGCATCGACCACATGCACAGCTTTTTCAAGCATGTGTTTGCCCTCAACAAAGCCAAGAGTTACGCCATCCCTTGTGACCGTCCTATGACCGTCGTTGACATAAGACGCATACTCAACAGGGTTTTCAATGGTTTTTTCAACACCGCCTGCCGTTTTTTGAGCAAGTGGAGAGTGCCAACCCTTGCGCATGGTACCGCCTTGTTGCTTAAATCCAGTTTCAAAATGAACATGCTTACCTTCGTAGGTGTCGAAGTCAACCACATTAGAATAATGCCCGATGGGCGTATTTTTCTTAACGTCCGTCAGCCCTTGATTTACCGCCGCTGTCAGCACTTTCTTGTCAATTTGTGAAATATCCCCACACATGGCTTTAAGCTCGTCACGGAACCGATTAGCCGCCGCTGCATTATCACTAACATTGCTCATGCCTTTTCATTCCGTTTCACAGAAAATTCTTGATGTGCTGTGTACGGAAATTCCTCACCAACTGTCAATTCTGTTTGTTTGCCATTTCGCTGTGTGACGATAACCTTGTCACCCTCTAATACATCAGCATCAAGCGCACAAAACAGTGTGTACTTATTAATCAGCGTCGGTGCGTCGTCTGTGCCTGTGACGGTTAAGGTGCCTTTGCTGTAGTGGCACGGTATGGCTGTATGGTTCGGTGTGGTTGGATAATCGGACGATGTAACGCCGTCGACGACTGTTTCGGTGATGTGGTAAATATCCATAGTGTCATGCCAAAAACGCGATAAAGGGTTCATAAAATCACCTCAATACAAACAGCGAAAACGGTTCAATGTCGCTGAGTAGTCCACGATAGGCGCTGTAGCCGTGTTTTTCGCTGTGCCATAATTAACCTGCGTGTCGCCCTCTTTTACGCTTGTAACCGTTCCTGCAGACTGTGAGAACACGCCGCCGGTCATAATTGCATATGAGATTTCAATCCACGGGTAAAACAGTCCGTCAGGGAAATTTACAATGTTCTGCGGCA